TCTAATAAAGATTTCCAACCAAATACATCTTCATGTAAAGAGAATATTTTAGACCACAGATGATTGCCAGATCCTTGTGGACCGGTAAGTATGGCAAGAGTTTTCATCATGTATTATTAGTTACTACTAATTATAACACATAAATAGTGAGACAACAACGTGTGTCTCTACACACAGAGTGCTCTTTAGCTTTCATAATGGCAAATCCAAAAATAAAGGTCAAACGTTCCTCCGTTGAAGGAAAAGTACCGGCAGTTACACAATTAGAACGTGGTGAGTTAGCAGTAAACTCATACGACGGAAAAGTTTATATATTAAGAGATCAGTTCTCTGTAGGTATCGCTACAACAACACATACTGTAAACCCATGGAATGAACCAAATGGTGTGGGGGCAGGTATATCATATAGTGGTGATACATTTATTACTGGTGTTACCACTGCAAATGTGTTGAATTTTGGTGATAGTGATGGTTCAACAACAAATATCGCTAAATTTGGATCTAGTGGTGATTTCACTATACAACACAATCCAAATTTCTTTGGTGGTGGTCAAGTTTTCAACGCACTCACATCTTTTAACGGTAATCTTCAAATTGAAAACCGAGACACTTCTGGATCAAATAGATTTTTGTTTCTCAAGGCTAATGCAGTTCAATTAAGAACATATACTGGTAATGAGTCTCTTCTTACTGCAACAGTAAATCAAGGCGTTTCGTTATTCTATGATAATTCAGAGAAATTCGTAACCACTAATACAGGAGGAACTCTCACAGGCACATTGGTGAGTGATGGATTGACAGTTGGTAATTATAATATGCCAACCACTGTAGGAGCACAGGATACGGTTCTAAAAAGTGATGGAACAAATGTAGTATTTGGTAGTGCTGCAAGTGCTACGTTTACCGAAAAAGCATTTACTGCCACACAGGGGCAAACAGTTTTTACTGATACAACAAACTTACCTACATATGTTCAAGTTTTTGTTAACGGTATAAAAATCAGACCGACTTCAGATTTTAGTAAATCTGGTGCTTCAATAACTTTGGTTACTGGTGCAACTGCAGGAGATGAGATAGATCTTGTTAGGTTTGACTAACTAAATAACTAAAAAGTATATGGCAGGACATCTAACCACTGAAGAAAGAACCGATGATATGCTCAATTATAGAGAGGAATTTTTTCTCTATGCTTTGAGACAGTTGGGTCATCCTGTCGTGGAAGTTAATGTTGCAGATGAGCAATTAGAGTCAGTTTTAGAAGACACTGTATCATACTTTCAAAATAGACATATGGATGGTGTTGAGAAAGTATATCTAAAACATAAAATTACAGAAGACTTAATTAAGAGAGTTGGTGGAAGAAATGATGATAATGGAGTTGGTATTGTTACAACTACATCAAGAGATCAAACTATTGTAGGTATTGGAAGCACTGTTCAACATAAGTTTGAAGAAGATTCAAATTGGATTGCTGTGCCTGACCATATTATTGGTGTAGAGAAAATATGGAAAATTGATAGTCGTGCAATCAGCACGAACATGTTTAGTGTAAACTATCAACTATTTTTGAATGAGATATATTATTTCAGTAGCACTGAAGTCTTGAATTATACAATGACAAAAAGATACTTAGAAGATTTGAATTTTATATTACATCCAGATAAACAGATAAGATATAATAGAAGACGTAATAGAATATATCTCGACACAGATCAAAGTAGTTTGAAAGTTGATGATTATCTAATCATTCAATGCTATAGAGCATTAGATCCTAGTGAAGTAGGAAACAGAGTATATGGTGACCTATTCTTTAGGAGATATTTTACCGCACTATTGAAGAGGCAGTGGGGACAAAATTTGATGAAGTTCCAAGGTGTCAAAATGCCGGGTGGTATGGAACTAAATGGTAGACAGATATGGGAAGATGGTACAGCAGAACTAGAGAAGTTAGAGTCTCGTATGAATATGGATTACGAATTACCTCCACTTGATTTTATAGGATAATGAAAACATATAAACAGTTTATGGAAGGTCTAAGGGCAGTAGGTAAACCTGTACAAGGTTTGAATACTATGGATAAAGACTTTGACATCATAGATGCTGACCCTAACCCTCTAAGAAGACAACTCAAAAGTCTAAGATATAGAAAGTATATCGACAAATTTGGTGTGGTGAATAGAGAGGTATAATGGCACTCAATAATTATATTCGTCTTACCGGTGCGAGAAATGAGCAGGATCTTGCTCAGTCTCTTATTGATGAGCATATAAAAATTCATGGTATAGAATTCATCTATATGCCACGTACCTTTGTGAATACGAAAACTGTGATGAGAGAAGTTTCTTCATCAAAGTTTGAAAAATCATTCCCTCTTGAAGGATATATTGAGAACTATGAAGGATTTGGAGATCAATATAATTTACTGACAAAATTTGGAGTCAGATCTACAGCAGAGATGCAGATTACTATATCTCAAGCAAGATTTGCTGAGTTGATCACTCCTGTTTTACAAAGAGAAGGTGGACTTGGAATTAGTGTTCCTGTCAGACCTATAGAAGGAGATCTTGTATACTTTCCACTTGGAGATATATTATTTGAAATCAAACATGTAAAACACACTGCACCTACATTCTATGCTTTAGGTAAGAATTATTGCTATGTACTAGAGTGTGAGATGTTTGAACTTGGCGATGAAAAAATTGAAACAGGAATCGGTAGTATTGATGATGATTTTGCCACATTAGGATATAATGTCACGATGTCATTATCGGGTATTGGTACGACTGCAACAGCGATGACATCACTGGTAAATGGCGGTATTCATAAGATCAAAATATTCAATGAAGGAACAGGATTTATAGCAGATCCCACAGTTCTTATATCTAAACCAAATGGCACTGGTAGAAGAGCAACTGCTGTTGCTATCACCACAGCAAACTCTCAAGGATCAAGATCATTACAAGAGTTTAGAATTACAGATCCCGGTTTTGGATATACAACTTCTCCGAGTATTACAATCACCCCTGTGGATGGTCTAGGTGGAGGAGTATCACTAGGAGTTGGTATTGGAACAACAGGGTCAGTCGGAATAATTACAGTTACAGGAGGAGGAAGTGATTATATTGTTCCTCCTACAATCACATTTACATCAGCACCTTCAGGTGGTGTAACCGCTATAGGAACTGCAATATTAGTGGATGGTAAGGTAGATAGAATTGTCACAACAAATGCAGGATATGGTTATACAACAGTACCTACAATTAGTGTAGGTGCAGCAGGTACAGTTGGAGTAGGAACATTCTCATACGGAATGATTCTTACTGGTAGTGCGTCTTCAACAACTGCATATGCTACAAAATGGGATGCTACTACAAACACACTTCTTGCTAAAGATCTTACAGGTAAATTCTCAGTGGGTGAATTGATTGTGGGTACAGCGAAGACAACAGGTGAAACTATCGCATACCGTCTAAATAGTATCAACTATAACGATGATGAGACAAATATAGATTCGTACGGGGATAATATTAGTTTCCAATCAGAAGGTGATAGTATCCTTGATTTTACAGAGAAAAACCCATTTGGTGAAGCATAATGTTTGGAAAGTATTTTTACAACGAGACGATTAGAAAGACTGTAATTGCTTTCGGAACTTTGTTCAATGATATTACAATAAAACATACAAATGATGCAACGGATGCAGTTATATCAACTATAAAGGTTCCTATTGCATATGGACCTATGCAGAAGTTTTTAGCAAGAATAGAACAGCAACCAAATTTTAATAAGAATGTAGCAATTACATTACCAAGATTATCATTTGAAATTGTTTCATATCAATATGACCCTACAAGAAAGATTGCACCTATAACAAAATTTTGTATGGTGCCTAATAGTAGTAAAAATAAAATAAAAAAAGTTTTTATGCCTGTGCCATACAACATAGGATTTAGACTCAGTTTTGCTACAAAATTACAAGATGATGCCTTACAAATTTTAGAACAAATATTACCTTTCTTTCAACCATCATATAATGTGACACTTAATATGATTGATGGTCATGACGAGAAGAGAGATATACCATTTACATTGAGTGATATATCTTTCAAGGACGAATATGAAGATGATTTCAATACAAGAAGAGCAATTATATATGACTTGGAATTCACAGCAAAAACATATTTTTACAACGAAATTCCTACAGACGAAACTGGTGGTATTATCAAGAAAGTTCAAATCGATTACTCATCTGCTATCAGAGCACCAAGAGAAGTCAGATATGTTGTCACACCTACCGCTACAAAGGATTACAATCAAGATCAAACTCTCGCTCTTGCTGCAATATTAGAGGTTGGTAAGACTCTCATGACTGTGACAAGTGGAGCAAGTTTAGTTGTAGGACAATACATTCAAATTAACTCTGAAGTCATGAGAGTTGAAGA